TTACGGTGCTAAATTGTTCTTGGGATTTAGATGCCAATAAAACCACTTTGACAATAGGTCGTTCTAATTATAAAGATTCGGGTACTAATCCAGGCGATGCAAACATACCGCCAATAGTTGTTGCCGGCGATGATATTTATATTGGCGATGCGGAAACAACGGCTTCGCTTCTTGCGGCCGCTTATGATCCTGATGGATTTATTGCTTCGCAAATTTGGACAAAAACAGTGGGTGATTCCGGTGATGTAATTGATACACCGTTGCAATTAGGAACAACGCTTTCGAATCTTATTGATGATTTTTATACTTATAAAATTGAAGTTACGGACAATTCAGGTGCCACCGCTTCAGACAGCATCAATATTATTCGAAGCAAAAATTATGTAGTGACTTTGGATTTGGTGGAAGAATTTACAAAACCTAAAAACCCACAAGTTTTAAAACGAAAATACAAATTGAATGTTTCGCCTGAATTATTGGCAGGATATGTTTTGACTTTTACCGGAGAATTTCATTTGGTTACTGTTGGCGGTAATAAAGTTGGGATTTCAAATATTTATACAAAAGCAACTGCCTGGTATGAAGTGATAAAAAATGGAGTAACAATCGAAGGAAAAACAAACAGCGTTGAAAAAAACAGGATTATTGATGAAAAAATTCCTTTGAAGTTGAATTTTATTGCAACTGATGAAATATACATCACTGTTGGATCTCTATTTGAAGGAGTTCATTATAGAAAAATGGCTTATGCTATTTCAACATTTGATTTGCAAACGGCAGTAATTGCTTCCGGAGTTGGGACAATAACAGGATTGCCAATAGAAAAAGAAACTTTATTAAGCCATTAATGGAAACAGATATAAGACGAATAGGAGTGGGAAATAATAAGTTTCCATCTGTAACGGAAAACGACATTATCACGCCTGAAGAAATTTGGACGTTTGACAGCGAAACAATAACATTTGATTCAATGATTCACACATTTGACGAAGAATAATTATGGGACAACAATTTATAAATAAAGGAGCAGTTGCGGGAGATACAACAGGAACAAAAGCGCGTGTTGGTGCCGATATTATCAACGAAAATTTCACGGAACTTTACGACACGCAGGAATTACTGATTGCGGATTCAACAATTTACAATAAAATTTTGGTGCAAACCGGGTTTTTGTTGGTTAGTCAGGATTTAACAGTGAATGCTGGATGGGAATGGCTTTTGGGTAATTTAGATTATACAAATCCTGATGATGTTGTGGTTCCCATTGCTTATTCTGCAACGGGGAAAAGTCGTATATGTTATTTGGTGCCCAACAACGAAAATGAATTTACCTTGTTTTCTGGTCCGGAAAGCGCGACAATTCTTGTTGCTCCAACTATTCCTAATAAAGATATGTATGTTACTTTTTTTATCGTTTCGGATAGTGAAATTGGGGAATTTTCTTTGCCAATACTGGGTGAAAATTATCTTTTAAAACGAGAAAAAACACCTTTCCAAGTTTATAATTCTGGCGAAATAAATAATACTTATTTAGATGATTTTTTCTATGGCTATTTAAATTTTCGTGGAGCAGTTACTAATTTAAAAAGCATTGGAACATATTCAAATGCTTATTTATATTCAGGTAAAGAAATTTTAATAAAAAACAGTCAAACTACTGATATCACTATCTTTCATTTGATAGGAACGGGATTTCAATTTTCATTTCCAAACGATTTAAATTTTGTTTTACATCCTAACGAAATAATTAGATTTTCTTTAAAAATAATAGATCCTACAACTGGTATTTTAGAATATGTCGGTAAAATAAACGATGTGCCAACGGTAGAAGTTGCTGACGTGGTTGGCTTGCCAGAAGCTTTAGATTTAAAACTCGATGCATCGGCTTACAACCAACATTTCAAAAGTGTTTATTTAACGGAAGCGGCTTTAATTGCTGCTCACCCAACAGGTGTTGCCGGGGATTATGCCCAAGTAAATGAAGTAGGATCAACTGATGTTGTGAATTATTCTTGGGACGCTGAAGAAAATATTTGGGTAAACAACGGAACCGGTGGAAGTGGCGCGGTTAATACCGATGCTTTGCCGGAAGGTAGTACGAATCTATATTGGACAGTTTCAAGATTCTTGGCGAATTTAACTTATACCAATGTGATTTCCGCTTTGGGCTTTACACCTTCAACTGCTCCAAACGATGCCCAGAAAAACAGTGACATCACCAAAGCTGAAATTGAAGCAAAACTAACTGGGGAAATCACGACACATACGCATTCTGTAACCGATGCTATTTCAATGGCAATGAGTGATGGAAGCACTGCTTTAGTTGTAGGTGATACTGATCCAATGCCAGCTCCTTATAATTTCACTTTATTGAATTATTGGGTTGCCGTCAAAACTGCTCCGACACTTAGCAGGGTAATTGTTGATGTGAAGAAAAACGGAGTATCTATTACTTCTACAAAGGCGGCTATAGACGCTAATGAATTTAACAGCCTTACAGGAATAACGCCAGTACTTACAACTACTTCATTTATAAAAGGCGATTTAATAACACCAAACATTTATGGAGTGGGAAGTGGTGAGGCAGGAAGAAGCTTAAAATTGATTTTAGAAATAATAAAAACTTAAAATATAATACTATGAGCGTACTAGCTATTTTGATTCAGAAAAGTACATTGTTACCTGCTAAACACGCAGATTATCCTAGAGAGGATATGTCATTGATGGAAGAAGGAGATTTAGACCCTGATTATTTTTGGTTGATAAAAAACACGCCTTATCCAGAGCCGATGTATGACACTCGTATTTATGAAATTAAGGATATTTTTCCACTTGGACAAGAATTGCTTGAATGTCCACCGCATCCTGTTTATCCACAGCACAAAGCATACAACCATACTTTTAAATTGGTAAAACGTTCAAATGCAGAAATAATTGTCTTTATCGAAAACGCAGAAATAGCCGCCAATAATTTATTGAATAGTGAAGCACAGCACAAGGATTCTTTCGTTTTTATGATGTCTAGCATTAATAAAAGAGCGCAGGGTTATGCTCTTACGGAAATGGAGCAGGAAAGCGCCAATAAGTTGGATCTTTTAGTTGTGAAACTAGCTAAAAATGCAAGTGAAAAAGCAAACAAAATAGCGTTGCTCGAAGCAGGACTAATCCCAGAAATTGAAACAGGATGGGAGAAATCGCTATAAACCAAATACATAATATCCACAAACAATATAGACAAGTGAATTTAGTAAATGCATATATCGACGCCTTACCAATAGACATAAGTACCAACACGGAAATTGGAGGTGTGGCGAGTGCTATAAACACTCCTGCAAGTTTGGCTAGTAAACTTGGAATCGACGTTAGCAGGATTACGAATTTTTCGATTGTTGGGAGTGATATAAAATGTAAAATTACTGGGAGTTATACTGCTCCTGTTGAGTCTTTTTCTAATACAGAAACTACTTATTACAAAGGATATGATGCTTGCGTGGGTTTAGATACTGGTGTTTTTCAACATGGAAGTGTTTCGGATGCAACACTAAAAACAGTGGAATTACCATTTGTTACTCAGCTTAATGGAATTAGACATTTTGCGCGAAGAACTGGAATTAAAAGACTTTACATTCCAAGAGCTACAAAATTAGGGGAAACGGTTGGAAATAATGAAATTTTCTTTGACGCTTCTTTTTATGATGATGCTATAATTTATGTTCACCCAAGTTTAGCCACGAATAACGCAGGGGGAGAGGATGGAGACATTGTTTATGCTCGTTCAAAAGGAGCAGCAATAAGGTTTGTGAGTAGTTTTGTTGCGCCAATAACGCCAACACTAACAAGTATAGGAACTATTTACGGGACAGCGGCTCAAATTAATTTTTCCCAAACAAGCGGAAGCACTAATGCAATTGAATATTATGAAGTTTATGTTAATGGGGTTAAAAAAAATAACATCACGGCATCAGGTCAATATGTTATGGCATTAACGCCTAGCACTTTGTATAACGTTACATTTATTGCGGTTGATGTTTTTTATAATAAATCAGTTGTGAGCAATAGTTTAAGTTTTACGACTAATACGACATCAGCAGTTCCTGCATCGGGGTTGGTTGCTTATTATAAATTAGACGAGATAATAGCAGGGGTTGCAGTCGATACTCAAGGCGGTTATAATTTAACCAATACGGGAGTTTCGATTAATCAAAGTGGTAAAGTTGGACAATCATATCAAGCGACAGCAGGCTCACAATATCTTAATACATCTTCTTTTCCTGTGGTATCAACCACAATTGCGTTTAATTTATGGGTGTATCGAACAGGAACGGGAACGGGAACAGTACCGCAATTAATTGGTACAGGCTCATATCCTACCAATGCGGGAATGTCGGTTTTAATTACACCAAGCGGTGATGTAGGCTGGGTTATTAAGCAAGACTACAACAACTGGTCAAATTTAACTAATATTCCATTAAACACTTGGACAATGGTAACGGTAACTTTTGACGGTTCAAATGTAAAAACATATATAAATTCGGTTTTAAAAAGAACAAATGCAAAAGTGGACACTTTGGGAAGTACTACATTATTTAGAATGTTTGCAACACAAGGAAATGAAGGTTCTTTTGTTGGGAAAATAGATGAAGCGGCTGTTTATACATCGTTAAATCAAAATCAAATAGATTTATTGTATAACAACGGAAACGGAATAACCCTATAAACAAAGCGGCTGCATTAAGTTGCTGGACGGAGAGGTCGATGCCGATTTTTAAAACATAAATAAAAATTACATTATGAATTACATTAAAGAAACCCTTTGCAGAATCATCTTGTTAGTAGATTCACGCCCAACATTCACAGACAAACTAAGCTATTTTTTTCAAGTGATTGCCACTTTTGCTCCAATCGCTTATTTGCTAGATGGCTTAAATTTTTGGTTTAAAACAAATCAACAATTTTCATCATTTATCCTTATTTGTTTGTTAGTCAATATGGTTGTGGGTGCAGTTTTTCATAACAAAATGGGTTCTTTCGATTGGGTTGAAATGTTTAAAAAAAATGTGTTGATGTGGGTAGTCCTAATTGTAGTTTATGCGATGCTCGAAATGTTGCGACTTACTGCTGGCAATAATTTTGTTGGCGAAGGATTTAAAATATTGATCCAGGTTGTTACGCTTTTATATCCAGTTTCCAAGGTTTTGAAAAATATATACATCCTTTCAAATAAGCAATTTCCGCCAGCTTTCATTATGGATAAAATTTACAACTTCGAAAAAAACGGAGACTTGAAAGATTTATTCGACACCGATAAAAAAGAGTAACTATGAAAAAAATTACACTTCAGGAAATCCAATCTTTAGCCCTTGAGTTTGGAGTTCCAACTTCAAGAATTCAGGCCATAAAGCACGTTGAAAGCGGTGGGATTGGATTTGATAAAGTTACCAGAAAGATTATCATTCAGTTTGAGCCCGTTTGGTTCAAGAGAAAATCGCCATACACACCTTCAGGTAAATGGAGCTTGAACAAAGTAGAGCGTCAAGCAAAAGAATGGGAAGCTTTCAATGATGCTTTTGCCAAAAATCCCAATGCAGCAATGGAAGCTACTTCAGTTGGGATGATGCAAGTAATGGGTTTCCATTGGGAATTACTTGGTTTTGATTCTGTTGGTGCTATGTGGGATTATGCCAAAGAATCCGAGCACAACCAATTGAGATTGGGCTTGCTTTTCATCAAATCAAACAAAAAAATGTTTGATGGTTTGGTAAAAGGCGCTTGGAAAGTAGTGGCTTACTATTACAATGGAGAAAACTACTGGATTTTACAATATGATCTAAAATTGGCAGCAGCCGAAAAACTATACTTATGAAATTCCTGTTCCTTCTTTTTCTGCTCACTTCCTGTTCCAACTCGGAACAATTGAAATACGTTCCAAAGGAATATTCCACGAATGACACCTTGATTGTCTTGATAAACAAACAGCGCGAAAATTCAGGATTAAACCAATTGGTTCCCGAAAAACAGCTAACGGAATTGAGTAAGGAAAAAGCAATCAAAATGGAATTCCGGAAAGAACTAAACCACGACGGATTCACGGAATTGCCAGTTAAAACAGAAATCTTTGCCCAAATAGTAGGTTATGGTTACAAAACTGAAACCAACCTGTTTAATTCTTATATGACCAGCGAAAAACACAAGGAAAACATACTTGGAAACTTCACCCACATTGGAAGCTACACTTATAAAACATATAACTGCGTATTGTTCGCAAAATACTGAAATTATGAAACAAATCAATCTACATTCACCATTTTTAAAAGAATTCTTCAAGTATCTTGGATGGATTCTATTGTTTATTGTTCTTTGGTTCCGTGGCTGTTCAGGACCTACAATTTCGCCACAAATTGTAAAAGTGATAGTTCAGGAGGTTAAAGGAAAATTCGAAGCAAAGAAACCTGTTAATGTTCCAATTGGGCAAAAAGTGTCCAAAGGTGAAACCATCTATAAAGAAAATCCAATAGATCCAAAACTATTGGCCGAAAATGAAAAATTGAAACAGGATTTTGCCAAAGAAAAAGATAGTTTAAAACGAATTATAGCTTATAATAAATCTATTCAGTTAAATGAATTCTCCACAAAATTCGAAGATGATAATTTACTATTAAACATCAATGGAATTGTCCAGGGCGAAGTAAAAAAAATTACTCCATCATACACCATAAAGGAAAAGAAAGTCGAAGTACAAGTAAAACCCAAAGAAACTGTTTTCCGGTTATTAGTTGGTGGTGAAATTGGCAACAATACTAAATTAGATGGTTTTGCAGCCAAAGCAAATCTAATTTTACAAAATAAAAAAGGAAATATTATATCCGGCTCTTTTGATACTAATCAAAACATTTGGATCGGTTATAATATTTCGATATTTGATATAAAAAGGTAGTTTTTTTTTCTTTGTTTAGTCGTAAAAGCGCATCATTACTGGTGCGCTTTTTTGATTAATCACAAACAAATCACGAACATAAAATATAAAAACTTTGTGAAGTATTGATTTTATTAGTATTTTTTTATTTTTTAAATCGCCTGGCAGGCAAGAGGTGGTCGGTTCGAATCCGATATTCTCCACTCCCTAAACCCACTGGATTCAGTGGGTTTTTTTATTTCTGTTTGTGAAATATTTGTATATTTGTTAAACATTTTACAACATTTTACAACCATTTCACGAACGAATCACGAACAATGAAAATAGAAATAAAACTTATTACTACAAGAAGAGAAACTTCTGAAGGGTTTCCGGTGGTATTGGAAATTTCACATCAAAACAAACGAAAGTCCAAACATATCTGTTTTTGTAAAGATAAACATTTTATCCAGGATGGGAAAAACATATCCGAAAAGCACCCGGATTATGATGTATTGATGCCTATTTTGATGGATTTGAAGCTTCGTTCCAGAAAATTAGTGTTACTGGGTTATACTGATGTAGAAGTTGTTTATAATGAATTATTCAAGCCTGTGGTGGCTGAATTATCTTTTTCGGATTATGGAACCGAATTGATTGCCGAAATGAATAAAATAGCCGTTATTTTTAACGAAAAAGACTTAAAAGGGAAAAACAGATTGTTGGGTAATATAAAATGTTATGTTGCAGCTGTGGCAAGTTGGCGGGATTTTGGGAGTGATGTAAGTTTCCAAAATTTGAATTATGATATGTTGATGCGTTTTCGAAATTATCATTTATCGGTTGGAAATAATAAATCTACGATTCATTTTTATTTAAGAACGCTTCGGGCTATCTATAACAAAGGGATTTGGAAATATAAATTTGTGGACCAAAAACCATTTGTAAAAGTCTTTGACGGACTGAAAATTCGAAGTTATGATTCCCGTAAAAAATCTATAAATAAAGATGCTATTGTGAAACTAGAATTTTCTGAAAATAATGGAGCTAAACAAAAATCGTTAGATTTATTTTTACTTCAGTTTTATTTTGGTGGTTGTGATCTTATTGATTTGTATTATTTAGAGAAAAAACAAGTTCGAAAAGGGCGTGTTCTCCTGGAACGGTCAAAAGTAGATGGTGGCCCTAGAATTGATTTAAAAATACACCCAAAAGCTGAAAAATTACTACATAAATATAAATCTAAAGAAGGGGATTGGTTCTTTCCGTGGCGAAAAGATAAAACGGCGTATGAAACGTTTAGAAATAATGCCAGACGTGATTTAGTATCGATCCAGCAAAAAGAAGAAATAGAAGTCCTGCCTGATGGTGGTAATCTTGGCGTGAAAGTGGCGCGACATACTTTTGCCAACATTTCCAAAGGATTGATGATTGAACCGGACGTGATTCGCGAACTTATGGGCCACGAACGCGATGACGTTGATAATTTTTACAAAGATAAATATTCTGAAACGGTACGCGATAATGCGTTGTTTGAGATTATTAGCAGTTTTAGTTGTGTGAAAAATTAATTTATTTTCTTAAAATATTCAATACTTTTTGAATCATCTGGTAATGTTGATAAAGTATTGGTATTGTATCTTTTAAAAATAAATTTATCGGTTATTATTTCGTGAGATAATACTATTGTTAATTCAGAATTTTCTATTTCATAACACATATAATCAATATTTGTATTTTTATAATTTTGATAGTATAATGATTTTTTAATCTTAAACTGTTCTAATGTTTCGCTTTGGCCAATATCTCTATGGCTTGTATATTGCGAAAAAATACTATTTACAGAATCTAAATAAATTCTATAAATTCCATTTTTTGAAGGATCTGAATTATAGGAATAAAAAGCTATTGATTTATTGTAAGCTTTCAATTGATTATAATTAATTGGCGTTGCTGAATTATTATTTTTATCACTTTCTGAACAGGATAAAATTAAAAATCCAATTAATAATAATAGTGTAATTTTTTTCATAATTTTTCTTATCAATTATAATTAATTTTATTCTTCTTCTTCAAAATAATCTATAAATTCAATATTTTTTTTTCTTAAAATTCCTTGAAGTCTGTGTATTTCTTTGGTTAATTTATTTTCAGTTTCCATACAAGATATATATTTTTTTATATCAAAATCTGATTTTTCGTAAATAGGTGGGTGCTCTTCTACTTTGTTTATTTCACTTCCTAAAACTTTATCTTCTAAATATAATAAAAGAGTGTCTATTGTGCTTTCGTGTGGATTTTTAATGGTACCGTTTAGAATTTTCCCGATGCCAGCTTCTGTTAAATTCGTTTTTTTTGCGATTGTATAAGCTGAAATATTCAAATTTTCTATTTGTTGCTTAATAAAATCTAGTTTTTCTTTTTTAGTTAAGTTATACATAATCAGGTATTTAGACGTTTTTAAAAAATATTTACTAAAAAAATGCAAAATAAGTTTTGTAAATCGTTTAGTAAATACTATATTTGTTTAGTAATTATTCACAGAATTTATAATACAAATATACAAAAGTTATGCCAATAGATGATAATAATATGTTAAAACAACGTGACTTCAAAACTTTGAAAAGAATTGAAACCGCTCAAAAATCTTCTAAAGTACTTAAGGATTTCTTTGATAAAGGCTTTAAAAGCTTTGATGCCATAAAGTCTATAGTCTTGAATTATTATCCAGAAATACCGGAAGGTCGTCTTTGGGACTTCTGGCATTTTAGAATTGTTGATGAAGAAATTACCGTTGCATTGACTGATGTATTTGAAAAACTTAAAGCTGAATAATATGTATTTATTAAGAAAAGAAACGATTAATACTTTTCAGAGTAGACCTGATTTGCTGTCGGATTGGATGTGTAATTTATCTGAAATGCGCGAAGTTTTAATAAAGATTTTCATTTTGCACAACATACATGGATGGCAAGGATTGAAGATAGCTTTATCGAAATTTGATTTTGAATTTGATGTTAAGGATTTAATTATTTTTTATTCAAGATATGAATTAGATGAAAAATTATTGAATATGCTGTTGAAATTATCTTTAAAACTTCAATCCAAATAATTATGAAACGCATCAAACTTCTTTGGTCCCAATTTCTGAACCTGTTTCGCAAAAAGAAACCTTTGGCAAAATCACAACCCATCATTTCTCAAAAAAGAGTTATGGCCGGGATGAAAGTTTGGGAGTGCGATCTTGCCACTGGTGATATTATTGAAGCTGAAATTAAAGAAACAAGGTATGTATTGAGTACTGGTCGTATTCGTAAAAATTACCAAGTATTAATTCGTGAAAATTGTATGTATGAATATGCCATCAACGGCGAAAACGCTACCCGAAAGTTTGAAACTAGAATCACTTCTTTATTACAAAAAAACTAATGAAACCAGCCACCTACATCGATGCCAATGAATTTATTGAAACATTGCTTGCTAAAGGCTTGGTGATTGTTTCGGTAAAGGAATTAGAAGCCGGAAAAGAGATTGAACGCCGCAAATTGATGCGTAGAAAATCGCTTTCGTTAAGCGAAATCGTGAAGGCAAAACTCCTGCCGTTGGCAACCGCGAAAGGCGTTAATGGCTGGATTGTTTCCGGCAAGATCAAGGACGGCGAATGGTATCAGGAATCGTCAGGATATAGAAGAGTGATGATATTAACGTCCGCAATTAAAAGACTGGGATATGACGAATAATTTAGTAGAAACCACGCCCGAAATAAAGGAAATCCTAGTTGTGGATGAAGTGGTGGTAAAATGCGAAGGTGACAAGATTTGCTTTCCAGAAGCTGTTTTTGAAATGATTGAACGCTGTAAATTATGTGGAAAATGGATATAAATATTGAAATAACTTATTTGATCGTCACTTGGTTTTTAGCCATTGTTGATGTGGTGCTTTTCTCGATTATTTGCTACAGCATTTATCTTTTTAGAAAAAGTACTTATGATTTTGAAAAACGATTTAATAACCAAAATAAAACCAAAACCCAATGAAAAAAGAAACCGTCAATGCCGTGATTTTTGTGATTATCGTAATCGCCTTCATAGCTTTTGTTCGCATCAACACCCCAGAATTTTATTTGTAAACCTTTAAATGTAAAATTATGTTGAATGTCATTCACGCCCTTTTTGCCCTGTTTTTTATCGGAATAATTCTAGGATTAACAATCACTGTTTTTTGGTTTTGCTATGTAATGCTTGTAAATTTTTACAAAATCTACATCAAGAAACACAAAGCGAAGAAACTTTGCAATCACTCTAGTTCTACCTATCAAGGTGAGTTGTATGATTTTTGGAAATGCAATGATTGCGGTAATTGTTCGAATTAAGTAACATCTAAATTAAATATAAAAATTATGAGTGTATTAAGAAATCTTTCAGATTGTAATTTAATGATTTGGGAATGTATCCCGAGTAAGAGGAATTTAAATAATGTGATAACTTTTAATGTTCCTAGTAAAACGGAAATTAAGGTAGATGATGAAATTCATTGTCCACAAGGTGGTATGAAAAACTCGATTTATAAAATAGTGTCGGTAATTGAGGTTAGACCTTCTACTTTAAAGGGAATGAATTATGTAACTGCCAAAACCGAGTGGTATTTAAATTAAAATTATGAACACAACCACTTTTGATACTGAAAAAGCCAAACGCGTTGAATCGGCTGTTTGTAGTGAATTTGGAACAACGATTTCCGAGATCGTGAGCTTTCGGGATTCGTTGGCTAAAAAAGTGGTTGTGTTTATTTTATCAAAGCATTTTGGCTACGACAAAAGAATGATTGGCCACAAGTACCAAATGACTTATTTGTATGTGCCAACGGTCGTTTCCGACTTGGAATATATGCTGAAAGTTGTTCCAGGATTAAACAATAAAATTAATGCGGTTTTAAAGCAAATTGACAATGAGAAAATTTTGGACACCGCAAGAAATAGACATCTTGCATCGGCTTTATCCTGATTGCAAAACCGAAACTTTGGTAGCGATATTCAAGCGAAAAGCGGGCGTTATTGGTCAAAAAGCAAACAGTCTTGGTATTCATAAAAGCGCAGGATTTATGAAATCGCCTTTATCCGGCAGGATTTCGAAAGCAAACGACATTGGATTAGCAACACGTTTCACAAAGCAAATGGCTGGATGGAACAAAGGCAAGAAACAATCAGATTATATGTCGCCTGAAATGATTGAAAGAACCAAGGCAACGCGATTCAAGAAAGGGCAGGATCCACACAATACTGTTCCTATAGGTCACGAAAGAATATCGCGTGATGGTTATCTGGAAGTCAAGATTCAACACTTGAAAACCAATGGTAAAAATGACAATTTTGAAGCAAAGCATCGATTGCTTTGGGTGGAACATTTTGGGTTAATTCCTGACGGTATGAACGTCGAATTTTTGGACGGTGACAAGATGAACATCGTGATTTCGAATCTAGTTTTAAGGACTAAAAAAGAAAATTTGCTGAAAAATACGATGTGTGATTCGTCGATTGTAAAGCGATTTTTAAAGGTCAGAAACCCGGAATATGTTGAAAAAATTATTACTGAAATGCCAGAATTAATTGAGCAAAAAAGGCAAACAATTAAGTTAAACCAAAAAATAAATAAAGAGTATGTTAGAGATTGTAAATGAATTGATTGACAAGATATTTTCTTTTGAAAACAAAGAATATAAAGTTACTAAAGTTTCTGTTAAATTTCAGAAAGCTGTTATTGAAACGGACAAAAGAACCTTTGTTTGGTTTCCTCACGAATTGAAAGATTTTATGGAAAAAATAGTTTTGATAAATCCTGATTCTTTGGTTTCTGAAAAAGAAGAATGGATGCCTTCTAATGAAGTTGTTTCTGAAATTACGCCTTTGAAAGCTGAAATTATTCATACGAATGCGCAAGCTAGGAGAATTACTAACAAGTTGGAAGATGTTTTTAATGAATTGGCCACGGCTCCAACGGAAAAAACATACAAGAAAGCGAAGGCGATGGTCGATGCTTCGAACGCTATCGTGAATATGCAGTTGGCCAATTATAAATTTTTATCGCTGAAATAGTATCGTAATGGAAAATTCTAATTTAAAAAAATGCAAAGTTCCTTTTGGGATTGTTCCGAATGCTTTATTAAACAATAAAGATGTTTCAATGAAGTCTAAGGGGTTATTTGCCTTTATGCAGTCAAAGCCTGAAGGATGGAATTTTTCTGTTGAAAAACTGTCTTTTTTGTGTAAAGAATCGAAATTAAGTATTTCTAAAGGATTGCAGGAATTGGAATGTTTTGGATTTTTAACCAGGGAAAAGCACCAATCCGGCAATGGATTTACAGTGGATTATTCATTGTTTTTTGAATCTGTAAAAGAAAATCCAATATATCAAAAACCAATCATTGGAAATCCAACCATTGAAAATCCAACCATTGAAAATCCAATCATTGGAAATCCAATAGTTCGAAAATCGGCAAATAATAGTAATAAAGATATAAGCAAAAAAGATATTAGTAAAAAAGAAGAAAGAGAAGGATCGCTCGCATTTTTTGAAATTAATTATCCAGAAAGATTCGAACGATTAATGATGCAGTTTAAAAGCAAAATTACTGACTTCGTCAAATTTGCAGCGATTTTCGAAGCGAAAGTTCAAAAGGAAAAATTAGAATGGGATGGCGATGTTCTTGAAGGTCGTTTCAAAGAATTTGCAATTAATTGGATTTCAAATCAAAATAAGTTCGAACCACAAGTGATTGAGTTGAATGCAAGCCAACCAACACGTAAATTTTTTAAAGGATAATGGAAGTATTGAAAAAAGATTATTTTAAAAAGCCGCAAACAGTAAATATTAATTTAGTTCAAGGTAAAGTCCCGCCTCAATCTAGCGATTTAGAAGAAGCTGTTCTTGGTGCTATGATGATTGATTCAAATTCAATAGATGAATGTTTAATTATTATAAAATCTTCGGATATTTTTTATAAAGAATCAAATAAGGTGATTTTCGAAGCTATTAATGAATTGTATGCTGAAAATGAAGCGATTGATTTAATAACTGTTAGTTCTAAGTTAAGAGCTAAAAATAAAATAGATGTCGCTGGTGGTGATTTTCGTTTGATTCAGTTGACTCAAAAGATTTCTTCGGGTGCTCATATTGAATATCATTCTAGATTATTGCAGCAG